GGAGTTGGCAGCGTCGGATCCTGTGCCCGTCACAGAACTATTGACAAGGCCCACAGCAAGTTGACCACCACTAGAAGCAGCTGCAGTCGTCAACATGTTTAACGGCTCACTGCCGTAATCCTTTAGAGACTGGTTAGCGCTGAACGGGCCTACAGGCTCGTCACAGGGGTAGTAGTGACGTGGGCTTGTGGTCAGGATGTAGTTACGAGCCCAATCGACGGGCTGAGCGTCAGACGCCAGTAGCCCCATAGCGTCAAAGCAAGACAGGGTCACGGTGGAGTCTTTGCCTGCGTCAGTCCACACGGGAGGCCACCCGGCAACAAAACCACGGAAGATGGGGTAGGTCGTACTGCCGTAGGTAGCCGTAATGCGTATCTGGCGACGCGGAAGAAGTTTGCCGTAATACGGCCCTGAGGTATTGAAAGGGTCAAAGCGTCGGTCACGGTTAGACAACACCACATTGGCTGCACCGTCAAAGGTGCCCCAATCGTCAGTGCGTCCACGATCTGTTGTCATCTCACGCACATAGGAAGTCACGTCAGTCCAAGTAGGCGACGGGTCGTAAGGAGATGCGTCAAAGGCAATCTCAACTATGGCAACTGGAAAAGGCATTATCGGCGTGGGTTTCTACGGTCGTAATTGTCAAGAACCTCACGGACAGATTTGGCAATCGCTGTAGGGTCACCAATGCCCGTCTTGATTTCGATGTTTACACTGCCGGGGTTATTGCGGATGTAGTTTGACATGCCTAATCCTTGACGGCTTGTGACACCTCTGCGGGACTGGTCACGCAAAACAGGGTCGATGCGTTCAGCGAAGTTATCGATTGTTGGCACGGTGTAGTTCGTGTTTCCTGTAGCTACAAAGTTTACTGCGCCGCCAACAAGACCAGAAATAGGGTTGCCTACGGCAAGGTTAAAAGCGCTGATGATTGTTTTTAGGGTGCGCCCTGTTTCGTTAAGTTCACCATTTGCGTCGTAAAGGAAATACTTGAGTTCTTCTTTAAGTTGGCGCACTGCGCCCTGCATACCGCCCTTGCCAAAAGCATCAGCAACCTTGATTGCAGACTCAGCCATTTGTAAAAGAAACGGAAGAATGTAGGTACCCAAAGACTCTTTAAGTTCATCAAAAGTAATAGCAAGGCGTTGCATGGTGCCTTCAAAGGTTTTTGCCTTATCGTTAGCTCCGCCTGCGTATTCCTTAGTCAATTCATCTTGGATTGTTTTGAAGCTTTTGACCTTGAGTTCTGCCTTGTCATAACCAAGACCCAACTTGCCTAAAGCAGTGTTAGATCCGTCGTACGCCTTACCAAGCGCGTTTACAACGGTCGCCAATGGCTTACCAGTACGACCGCTGATATCGAGCGCAAGGTTGAGCAACTTTTGGGCTTTTTGTGTGTCCCTAGTAGAACGCACGAGACGAGAATACGCAGGACGAAGTTCGTCATCAGCCACACCTGTAGCGCGCTGAGTCACGTCAATGTAACTCTCAACGGCTGCAATTTGAGCATCAGTGGCTTTAGTAGTTGCCTTAAGCGTTCCAGCCAACTGCACCTGCGCCAACTGGTCTTCTCGGGCCATCTTCGCAAAGTCCAACATGAACTTGCCAGCAGTCGCAGCTGCGACACCCACAGCAGCAAAACCAAGCGCAGCAGCCTGACCCATCTTCTTCAAAACAAAAGCAGCCTTCTGACCATTGGTCTCAAGTTGCTTAAATTGCTTGATTGCCTTTTGGATGCCTTTGCCGTCAAACTGGGTAACGATAGGAATGTTAATTGCCATTAGATGTCCCTCTGGACTTTCCGCATCAAGTCCTTGATTAGTTTGGCAACTTCTCGCTCAACCGTGTGCTCATGTTTCAAATAAGCCCGCCACAAGAAACGCCCCGGCTGTCCGTAACGCTGCGACAGGTCTTGCACCATCTGTTTACCTTTAGCCGTGGGCACCTTGCCCCGCCCTGACATTTCAATAACGATGGCGTCAGACGATGACCAGCGCACACCAAACGTGGCAAGGTTGCTCACATAGTTGCCAAACTGGCGAGGCTTCTTACCCGACACAAACGGCTTGATAGCACGATCACTCTTGCCAGCGTTATAGGGGAAAATGGGTCGAGTCTGCTTAGCGCCACGGCCTTTCCACTGGTACGCCATACCCGACAGCGGAGCCTTAGCGGGTGTTAACTCACGAGCCTCCGCAATAATTGGCGACACAATTTGGGCGTAGTCCTTGGTCAACTGGCGACGAGCAACCTTGTCCATCTTGTTGAGTTGACGCAGCGCTTCCTTGACACCCACAATTTCTAAAGATGCTGAGTTTACATAGCGCGTCATTGCCGTGGCTTTTCATTAGAGATAGCAAGCACTGTTTCCAGCATCTCGATATCAAAGGGGATTTGTGGGGGGAAGTAACCCGTCGCCAGTAGCAGCTCTGCTAGGACTCGGTGGTAACTGCCCCGTCGGTAGGGTTTACGGTTTCCTCGTCAAGCACGTCAATGTTGACAAGGCGTTTGATGTAATCATCAAAGACCATAGGCACCGGGATGTTCTTTTGTTTACAGCACTCATACGCCATGAACGCTAGGTCTTCCATCCCGATGCCGTTAGACAAGTCCGATATCTTGCGCTTGAACTTTCGCTCCCACGCAATGATTACAAACAGGTTGGTTTCAAGTGTGTACTTGCCGTCCTGCTCTGTTACTTCCAATGTGAGTTTCATTTGTTTCTCCTAAATGATTTCGGTGTTTACGGCGTTACGTCGCGCACCCAAGTGCCATTAGTAAATTGCGCTGTTACGGTCGCAATCTCGCCAACGGTGGAATTGATGGGGGTGAATTCAGAAAGCATGCAATTTGAGATCACATATTCTGGATTACTAGGGCCTTCTGAAGTGCCAGATGGCGAGATTGTCAGAGTTGTGTTGCCCTGACCAACCATCGCTGCAAGAGCAGTCTCAACTTCGGAAGTTGCGCCTGTGCCACCGTACGAAAGGAAAAACGTGATTGACACGTCCACCGATTGAAGACCAGCGCGCATGATGTGGCCAGTGTCTCCGAAAGCGGTGATTTCGAGAGGGTCAACGCCCACAGTGACGGTGCATTGGTTGGCGTTGTTTCCGATTGAGGTGTACGTCGTAGCACCTTGAGTGATATTGATTGTCGCGTTTGACAGGAATGTGGATGATGCAGCCATGAGGGCTCCTTTTAGTTGCGCTGTACGGCTACAGCAACGGTTAGGTCATAGGAAGGCAGGTCTTGCCCTCCTACTGAAACGAGGCCCGGGCGTAAGTCCGTGACCGCGATTGGTGAGTTCATTATTTGGTCGGCGATAGTCATGAGGTAGTCGCCTGCGTCTTGGTTACCGGGTGGCGGTGCAAGAACGCTGAGGGTTAGTCGAATGTCGCCCACGTTGTATGTAAACGCCGTGACGGTGGGCAACTGGATCAGGACGGACATAGGGCGGGCGTTACGAGGGTCAGTGATAGGCACAAGGTTCAGAGCAGTCAAGGCTGTTTTAACCTTGGTGACTGCGTCGTACAGAATGCCCGTTGCTGCCATTAGGCAACCTGTGCCCTGCCACAGCCAAGCAGCTGCATGATGCGATGAAGGGTGACAGGCATAGGCAGGTTGCCCATTCCGTCAAAGCCACCGTATGAGTCACCGCTAGTTCCGCGTTCACGGTAAAGCGTTGCTGCATACATGGTGGTGCCTAACTCGACATCGGCGCTAGGGACGGTGGCTTGTAGATCGGTGTAGCCAGCCTCACGGCGTTTACGGAAACACCAAGCGTTAGCAGCGCTCACACACTTAGCCACAAAGGCCGTGTCGTTAGCGGTTGCCACGTCAATACCAAGCCACGCCAGCACAAGTGCTGAAGTAGTCCAAGTGATTGTCTCAGTGAAAGTCAGGGTGCCAGCAAGAGCTGCGTACGCCTCATCATCTGGTTGACCAGTGACCGCATACAAAACCTGATTAAGTTTCGGCACCTCATAGTCAAACTGAAGATAGCCCTCTTGGTCTTTGCCAATGTAGGCCCACTCTTCAACGCTGATAACGGTGAATGTCCCGTTGAACTTTGCGCCAGCGCCAGCGACAACGATGCTGTCACCGGGCTGAACCTCGGAAGGGGTCAGGGTCTGTACGGCTGAAACATCCTCAAAGTGAAAACCATGAGTGATTGTGTAAACAGACATACAGACCCTTTCCTACTACCTAGTGATCAGGCGAATGTGAACTTGACAAACTTGGTTGGGTCAATCATCAACGCTGCGAAGTAACCGCGGAGAGCGATTGTGCGTGACAGTGTTGATGGTGACTCAATGGACATGGTGCCCTTCTGCTGTTCGAAGAGTTCGTAACCGGATGCGTCACCGACGATTGCGGTGCCAGATGCGAAGTTACGGTCAACAACAACGGAGAGACCGAAAGCGTTTCCGCCGTACTGGTTTACACCAAGGTCGCCGTATGCGTTCATTGGGCCCACCTGTGGGAACAACGGACGGTTAGCGGTGTCGCTCAATGCGAGGACGTTGCGCCAGCGGTCTGGAGACAAGAAGAGGTGGGTAGGCAAGTTGCCGTCAGATGAGCTGAGGATTGTTGCTGCAGCCTCTGCGATTTCTGCCATCCATACTTCAGGCTTTGCCACGTCTGCTGTTGCAAATGCTTGTGTGACGCTTGCGCCCGACACGAGGGTGTCTGCTGCGTAGTTGTCTGTTGCGTTGGCGTAGATACGGCCCATGTCGTCAAGAACAACCTGCAAGATTGAAGGATCTGACCAGTCAATATCGGCTTCGGAAATGTTTACATATCCGCCGAAGATTTGCTTAGTGACTTGGTTGTTAAACACAACAAGGGTTCCGCCTGTTGGTGACTGCTCACTGATGGATGCACCGATGCTTGTGTGCGTGGTGACCTCTGGACGGATAAAGACCTTGCCACCTGCAGGCATTGCGCGTACGCCGATTGCGTCAACAACTGGACGACGTCCGATGAAGTTGTTGTAAACAGGCTGAACGATTGGGGTTGGCAAGATGCCCGGAGTGTCGGTGGTGACGATGTCAGGTGCAGCTGCGCGGAGTGCTTCTGACATTGCGCGCCACTGATCGCCGCCCGAGATCGCAGCTGCGATGTACTCGACTGCTGTTGGGAGTGGAACTTCACGACGCGCGGTAGCGAAGATTGGTGCTGTTGGAACAGTCTCAGCCGAAGCCTCAACCGTTGGGTTTACTGTTGACATGGTTTCCTCCTCGGAAATGTCTTGGGGTTGGGGTTCGACAACTTCTTTTTCCGATTCTTCATCGGGCTGGGAAGCAGCGATTTCTGTAATCACAGCATCAGGAAATGCTGGGATAGCGACAAGAGACAACTCAACGAGATTTGCCTTAGACACAATCATTGTGTCGCCCTTGTACTTGAACTTTGTGGGAATGGCACCGACAGACACGGAGTCATAGGCGCCAGCCTTGACTAACTCGATGGCCTGATCTGATGCGGTTGTCTTTGCAAACTTTGCTGTAAACAAAAGCCCAGACTCGTCATCGACAAGCTCGTGAACGACGCCTCGCAACTGAGACATGTCATGATTTTCAATAAGCTTTGCAGCCTTTTGGTTGACGTCAAACGAGCCACGAAGAAACTGGACTTTCTGCCCACCCGACACCACTGCTGGAGTGTCCCAAGGTACAGCCACACCCGTGATGGTACGGGGGCTGTCCTCGCCAGCAGCAGCGTCAAGCGTGACAGGCACGGCTACAAACTCAATCTTCACAACTCATCATCCGTTTCATTGTTAGGCATCCCATCAGGGCTTTCAGATCCTTCGTAATCCTCAATGTCAAACTCGACATAGCGGTTACGAGGAAGAACTTGTGCGCTGGAAAGCGTCTGCTCAATAGCGTCCATGTAAATACGAGCGCCGAAAAGGTACAGATCCTGACGCGCCTGCTGAGCGTTTTGGTAAGTCATGCTGGCGCCCTCAGTGGGTGCGCTTACGAGGTAAGCAGGCACCGAGCAAAGACGTGCCATTTCGAGTGACTGGTACTTGCGCTGATCCGCAATGACTTCCTGAGGATTCTGTGCAAACTCACGGAACTGAACCTGACGAGACAAAGCACCAATAGCGTTCTGTTTACGCGCTGAAGCCCACGCCGAGGCAAGAGAACCAAGGTCATCGCCTGACATGTCCTCGCCATCAATTTGTTGCAAATAGCCCGGGACTGTTTCTAGGCTCGCATATCTGTCGGCTGCCATATTTAAGTAGATGTTCGTGTTGATGGCTTGAGCGCCAATCTTCAAGATGCCCTCAATAGGCGACAAGAACTGGATCACATTGTTGACGTCAAGTGGTTGACCGTTGAACTCAAGCTCTTTAGACGGCCCGTAATACTGAGGGATACCTGTCTGTTCGGTGCTGGAAATGTTTGCAGCGGGGAGCCATGTAAACGAGGCAGGCAACCCGGTCGAGTAGCGCGTGGTGACGTAGGCGTACGCTGCGCCATAAAAGAACATGTCCGAGAAGATGTTTACGAAGAAGAACGAGCGTGAAACCTTAGGGTCTGGGGTTTCCATCCACGGCTCAAGAGGCAAATACACCTCGTCATAGT